ATGGTTACATTTAGCATTTTGACACGTAAATGTAAGTTTAGAAGTTTCACCTACTGATTTTGATCTTAATTGTAAAAACAAATATTGAATATCAAATGTAGTTAATTTTAATTTATCAACTCCTTCTACGCAATCACATATTACATTAAGCATCGCTTCTGACATAGAATGCGTGTCTTCACTTTCACCTGCTATTAGAAGAACTTTTTCTTCTTTAACTAAGTAAGGTCTATATCTTTTTTTCTCTCCGGTTGATGGTATTGTCACATCATAATAAGGAGTATTATTTAGTTTTGGTAGTGCCATTGTTTCACTTTCATTTTATATTATTTATCGAAATATATTTGTAATTCCAGGTGGAAGATATTCTGCAGCTATCCCGACTAACTGACTTGTATTTAATCCAAACGGTTTGCCTTTTTGCTTTGAAGATCTCCAGTTTTTGTATGATAGCTGAACAGTTAGTTCAACTACTCCGTCCATTGCGCCATCTGATAATTGTATTGATCCCATTGATGTAGGGAATGCCTGAATCAATTCGCATGAGTATACAGTATCAGATTGACCAATAAATCCAAGATCTATTTCACCTCTTAACGCATTAATAACTCCGCCTAATGGAGTTCCTCCTAAAAAAGTATCAATTACTGCATTTGCCATAGGCGGAAGTTTTGGGAGACCAAATGGTGTTTGATATGTGGGCGCGCCGAATCCTCTTGCTAGTTGGTGTATTTTCATATTAAATGCATATTCATTTAAATAACCAACTTCTAGACTATTTTGATTAATACAACGATCCTGCCATGCTTCAAAGTATTCTCTGATTCCATAATCATTCAGACAACGAAATGTAAGAGATACATCATCATACGTATGATTGTTTGCAACCTTTTGAGAGATCAAACCGATGTCTCTTTCTTGAGTCATAATTTGTCTACCAGGTAAATTAGCGCTTGAACATAACAGATTTAGTTCTCGACTTCTTAATCCCGCAATCGGAGGTAGTGCAACTGCAAAAACATTAGCTCTGGCTACTCCGCCCTTTTTCGATACAAGAGCTTTCAGATCATCTATAGTTTGGACTGTGCGCGCCATTATATTATTCTCCTAGAATCTGAGTATACATTACCGGAACTAGATTTCTGAAAATCTTGTGTAGGTAGAAACGTTGCGATTTCCCATTCAGGTGCAGGAACTCTTGCAAATCGGCTTCTGACATTTGCTGTCAAATATCTTTTAAAACATGGTTTAAAGTATTTCATACTAGATGCTTTTTTTAACATACTGTATGATAAATTAAATTTTGTATTGTCATCATATTTTTTATCACTTGCGATATCTAATAATGCATCAAGAAACTTAGCTCTTAATACCATTGGAAGATAATGTAGATTCAATCCTGTAAATCCACCAGGTGCACCGCCAACTATAATAGTTAATGGAAACGAATCATAGTAAGGTAATGTATCTTTTGTCTTTGGATCATAGAAGAACATAAACATTCCACCTGGAAATTGTTTACCACTTAATTTCATTTCAGGTTCATTCATAATCTGATTACGGTTTACTTTACCAAGTGCACCGGCTTGTCTACGAAACCATGCGCGTGATTCGGCTGATCGAGGCGTAATGCCTTTACGAAAAGCTTCTAATTCTAGTTTTTGAAATAATTTACTCATACACTTATTTATACTACTTTTTGCGTTTTACATAGGGTTTTAATGCCTTCGTAGATTTAGGTTTGATACCCATTCTTTCAAGTGTATTCTCTGTCCATACAACAAACTTCCAGCCACGATCCTTTGCAAAGTTATCTGCTGCTTTCCATTTGTTCTGGTTCTTGACATAGTCCATTGATTCTGATATGTATCGTTTTGTCTTACGTCCCTGATATGCAGGCGGGCGCGTCTGTTTATCTGGTTTTATTTCGATTAACCATGTCTCGCCGTTATTAAACTTAACTTTAAGATCTACAAAGTATCTGTGATAACGCTTATCTACATCCCATAAATAAGGTATGACGACTTCTTCTGAAGACCATTGTAATATCTGTGGATTTGTATCGCACCATTTGAATGCATGCTTTTCCCATAGCGATCGATACACTACTTTAGTGAAATCGCCTGTATATTTTTTGGGATTTTTAGGTCTATATTTACCGCTGTATGCCATGAAACTCGTTATAAATAGATTCAACTAAGTAATATTTATAAGGCTATAAAATGGCAAATGTATTAGATCTTTTTAATAACTTCTCTGGGAATAATTTTGGAGGTTTAGGTGGAAAACTTATATATCCTCTTGAAAATCAATCAGACTATCTTGGTAGAATAACGTTTACTCCAATAAATGATCAAGACAATGACGTTGACATGCGCACACAATTAGGAAGTTTTAAAGACCTAGCTATGGATGCAATTGTTACATATGGCAGCCTTTTAGCTGGATTTTTTGATGATAGACAGGTATTGGGCAAAGATCGCGAACCATCAGGAGGCCCTGCAGGGCAGACACCAACAGCTGACGAAAATATAATTACAGACTTTGCAGCTGATACCAAAACGTTTTATGGTGAAGGTGGTATCGCACCAACTCCAGGTTTTGATGATACTAATTTGGACCTAATGTCAGATAAAAGAATATCATTGTATTTACCAAAGGCAATACAGATCCAAGATACCGTAACATATGATAACGCATTTCAACTTGGTCTTATAGGTGGTGCTGTTGAAAAAGCACTGGGCACCAAGGAAACTGCAGCTGCAGCAATGGCTGGAGCGATGGCTTCAGAAGTATTAGGTTTTGGTAAAACACTTCTTGGTAGCGGAGGTGGAATGAGTAAAGAAGGCGCCGGCTTATTATCTGGAAAAGTTGCAGCCATGATTCCTAAAGTTGGCACAGGCGTAGGTGGTGCAATAAGAAGCGCAACAGGATTAACTACAAATCCGAACACTCGTGCAATATTTAAAGATGTTCCGATTCGTAACTTTTCATTTGCATTTCAATTAATACCAACAAGCCGAGCTGAAGCTGAAGCAGTAGAAAAAATTATAAAAAGATTTAGAACAGAACTCTATCCAACATCATTACAAGCAGGCGGAGTAAATATTGGTTATAAATTTCCGAATAGATTCCAAATAAAAGTAAAATATAATAATCGAGAAATAAACGGTATTAAATTTTTACCAGTATATTTACAATCATTTAATGCAACATATAATGCGGCAAGTGGTGGTATGCATAGCGATGGTAGATTTTCTGCAATTGATATATCAATGAATTTTTCCGAAACAAGAGCATTAACGAAAATAGATATAGAAAAAAAGGGTTACTAATGTCACAATTCTTTGCAAACTTTCCACTTGTTGGATACAACTTTGGTAACGAAACACAGCCTGCCCTATTTCAAAATATAAGCGCGTATATAAAAATTATAGATGACATATCTGATGACATTGCATTTTATACAACCGTTCATATTCAAGACTATGATAGACCAGATTCTTTCTCATTTAAGTTGTATGGAACAACAGAATTCTATTGGACATTCTATTTTTTGAATGATGACGTACGAGAAAGCGGTTGGCCATTGCCTCAACAAGATTTATTGCCAAAAGCAAAAGTAGACTATCCACATCAAACAGTAATCACTACTGCTAATATATCTAAAACATTTTTACCTGGACATACAGTTACTGGTTCTATATCTGGTAGTACTGGGACTGTTGTAAAAAGATATTTAGATCTTGGTCAGATAATTATTGACAGCCCAAATAACTTTAATGTAGGTGAAAACATTACACCTTCTATTAATGGCGTATCGCAGACTGCTGACTTCATAGTTGTTACATCTAATGTAGAGCAGTTTAATTCAGTACATCATTATGAGAATGGTTCTAAAGAATATGTTGATATTGGTTTGGTTCCTTCAGGCGTGGGAAGTGGAGCATTTCCCTCACTATCAGGAAAAACTCCTATAACATATTTTGACAGAATACTTGCAAAGAATGATTCATTAAGAGAAATAAAAGTTCTTAAACCAAATATTGCAGTTCAGGTAAAATCTGAATTTGATAAATTATTACAGGGTTAGATCTATGCCTGAACCAAAACATGCCAGTGATTATAATATTCAAAAATTTGAAATATTTTCAACTAGGCAAAAAGATAAAGTTGATATTGCAGCGCACGTGAGTGAAGTGGAAATATTTGAAAATATAGAATTGCCGTATTTAACCGGTACTTTTAATATGAAAGATGATATAGCTATATATGACGGCTTAGGATTTAATGGCTCAGAAATTATCAAGATAACCTTTGAGTCTCCTGAAAATGTTGCAAATCATATTGAAAAGCTATTTCATATTTTTGAAATTACTGGAGCCGTAAAAACTACTGACAACGTAGAAGCAATAGAAATTAAAATTATTGAAATAAATGGTTTTAATAATAGTTTAATGGAGATTAATCAAACATATACTGGAACTCCAGATCAAATTATAAAAAAAATATTAAAAGATAATTTACATATGGATATGAAAGCTGCTGATATGCCTGCCAAGGGATATGGGCCATACCAACAAACTATGAAGATTACTATACCATTTGTAACACCGTTTGAAGCATGTCAAATGGTTTTAAATAAAATGACAACAGCATTAGGTCTTCCTTTTTACTTATATGCAACTTTAAATACTAAAAACCTTCAGTTAAAGTCATTAGAAGAGATGCTTAAAACTCCTCTCATAAACCCAGACTCACCGTATAGATATTCTCAAGCATATAATAATTCTAGTGGGTCGTTAAAAGGAGAAGAAAATATTTTTAATGTATCGGTATATAGAAGTCTAAACAAAGAAAACACTATGCGAATGATGAGATCAGGTTCTACTGCTGGTCATCATTCTATTACTGATATAACTACTGGACAAATTATAGATTATACTTTTAACATTGAAAATCTTATTTCAGATTTGGCCGACGTTCAAATTATAGAAACTGATCAGGTTCCAGTTCATAATTCGCGCTATATGTTTGAAGGTAAAAATATGAATGAATATAATACAAGAAATATACACAATTGTATTGCATCCGATACTTTTACTGGTATCAATAACATTCATCAAGAAAATAACGCTGCTGATTTTAGACTTGCTGCGTGTAGCCATGCAATAAAAAATATGTTAGAAAAATCATCAATGAGTATTCGAGTTCCAGGTATATTATTTTTACTTGGAGCAAATGCAAGTCTTGGAAGGCAAATTAATTTTGTATATCCCTCAAATCAGACACTAATCGATGGACAAGATACTTCTACTACAGCCGAAACGGAAGATAAAAAGCGATCAGGAAGATTTATAATCCAAACAGCAAGACACCATTTTAACGACCAGCAGCATAATGTTGATATGACATGTATGAAATTAGGAAATCCAAAATGAGTATACGACCCAATGGTACAAATTATGGAGAAGAATTTAGATGGTTTGTAGGTAGAGTTATAGAGCGCGGTACTGATCCACTCGGCTTAAATAGAGTTAAAGTACGATGTGATGGTGTGCATGGCCCCAATATTCATGAAAGAGATTTGCCGTATGCTCAAGTAAGTCTTCCAACTACAGGCGGCGGAACATCTTCAATTGGAGAAAATTCAAGACTTGAAGCATCGGCAAGAGTTCATGGGTATTTTATTGATGGCAACGCTTGCCAGGAGCCACTGATTACAGGAATATTACCATCCATTGAAATAGCCACTTCACTGCAGCTAGGTAGT